GTCATCACGATGTCACCCTCAGCACAAGTGGCTTGGGCTGATGATGCGGCGGTTACTTTCAAATCTGACTACGTAGAGAACGTGGTCATCCACCGAGATTGTATTGGTTTTGCGATGGCACCGCTGCTGGAAACAGAACAATTTTCTGGTGGAAGTCTCCAAGCCACAGCCGTGGATGAAGATTCGGGATTGGCTCTCCGCTTAGAAGTGACCAGACAATATAAGCAGTATCAATGGGCGTTCGATGCCCTGTATGGTGGGGCTGTTGTGCGACCGGAGCTGGCCGCGTTTATTGCTGGCTAACTGATCGTTTTCTTGGAGCGTGCTCCTCGGCTGGGGCCGATATCAACCCCGAATCGGTTGAGGAGTGCGCCCGAAGATTTACAAGGAGGCGAACATGGCACAGATTCGAACACAAGTAGTAACACTGAAGAACGGATCATCGGCGGTCATTAATGCCGCAGATTTTGATCCAGCTCTGCATACCATCGGCAAACCCAAACCGAAAAAGAAAGTCAAGGCGAAAGGGAGGGCGAAGTAATGGCCACGGTCTTACCAAAACGCTCGACCAAGTTGCAAAGTATCGATCTCACAGCGATGGGTGCGGGCACGTTTACGAGTGACGAAGTCTCTATCCCGTATGGCGCGGATCTTGTCGCGGTTCAAAGTACTTTTGTGAGGGCGGGTGGCGGCACCACTACTGATGTGTTTATTCAGACCAGTCTGGATAATGGTTCGACGTGGATTGATATTATGCAGTTCGCTCTCGCCACAACCACAGCCACACGTGTATCCGCTGTAAAATCAAATATCGCCCTTTCGGCGAATACTACGCCGAGCGATGGCGCGTTGACAGATAACACCATCCTTGACGGGTTGATCGGCGACCGACTGCGTGCGAAAACGGTGGTGGTGGGGACGTATTCCGGCGCGTCATCGTTGACGCTGAATGCGATCATTAACTAATGGGGACATCAGCAATCGTTGCCACGGCAAAAAGTAGTTCGGCGAACAGCTACTGTACTCTGGCAGAAGCGGACCAGTATCAAGATGATCGACCTGCTGTTTCTACAACCTGGGCGGACGCATCTGAAAACAATAAGATACGCTCATTGTTGTGGGCGACAAAGTTAATGGAGGCGTTATTCACGTGGAACGGATACGCCAGCACCACCACGCAGGCGCTCGGCTGGCCGCGCATGGGATTGCTTGAGCGAATCGATGTCTCACTCGATAGTGACACCGTCCCTCAAGAGGTAAGGAACGCTCAATCAGAATTCGCTCGCCAATTGCTCGTGACCAACCGCGCCCAGGATTCAGATATCGAAAGTGATTCCATAAAAAGCATTAAGGCCGGATCGATATCTTTGGTGTTTGATTCCGACGCGGCGTATAACAAGGTCGTGCCAGATGCGGTGTATCTGCTCATCCCGCAAGATTGGTTCTCGTCCGTGCGAGGACGGTTAACCGGAACGCGGATGCTGGAGCGTGCGTCGTGAGTCTGGCCACGATTCTCCAGAACGGGATCTCGGTCGCCAATGTGATCACCACTTCACTACAAGCCACCATTACGCATGCGGCCTATGCTTCGGATGATGGATACGGGAAACCAACCTATTCAACTGGCGTCGAACGCACGGCGATTGTGGAGCGTCGACAGAAGTTTGTTAGAACCAACGAAGGGGAAGAAAAATTGAGTTTGGCAAAGCTCACGTTTCCCTATCCCGTCACGATCACGGAGCAAGACAAGATCACTCTCCCTGACTCTACGGTGATGCCGATTCTGAAAATTGACGGAGTGGTAGACCCAACCACGAATGCGGAATACATGGTCGAGGTTGAACTGGGATAATGTTTACCATCCGCGTCGCGAAAGTCACGCGCAATCTCAAAGGGCTTGAAGCCATGACACGGTTCGAGGCCGCTTCTGCTCTCTACCAAGAAGCGCTCGATGTGATGGCGGAGTCCATGCGGCGGACGCCGGTGGCGACGAGCACGTTACAGAAAACTCACCGGACCTCTGAACCCGTCTGGAAGGGGAATTTTGTGGAAGTCGCCATTACAGCAGGCGGACCGAAAGCTCCGTATGCGGTTCCGGTGCATGAGCGCACGGAAGTGTTTCACAATCCTGGGCAATCCAAGTTCCTAGAGAGTACCGTGTTAGAGTCGGCCCCGTTCTTACTCAAACGGATCGCATCACGGTTGAAGCGGGGATTGTTCTAATGGCGAACGTCCTCGATGATCTCGGCGTGCGGATTGCTACCGCGATCTCGGGGACGGTCGGGACGGACATTTTCAAGAGTACGCTACCGCCGTCACCTGATGCCGCCGTCGCATTGTATGAAACTGGCGGGTTAGCGCCAGAAAAACGGTTCGGCACTGCGGGCATTGAGTGGGAACGCCCAGCGGTGCAGGTGGTCGTGCGAGGCGCACCCAACGACTACGCGACACCACGGGCGACGATTCAAACCATCTACGAAAACGTCGCAGAGATCGAAACGGAAGACTTGAGCGGGACGCGCTACTACCTGAGCGAGCCAATGCAGAATCCCTTTGCGCTTGACGTAGATGAACAGGATCGGCCATCGTTGGCGTTCAATGTAATTCTCACCAAGGATAAGAACAGCTGATGCAATTACCTACCCCACCGCCACCGGTCAAGTCTGGCACGTGTGCCTGTGGCGCGGACCACTGGGCACCCGTCCTTGGAGGCAGAGAAGTCTGTATGAGGTGTGGCACAGATCGAGAGGCGAAAACATGAGTACAGCACGCTATCGCGCAACGGTGGAGTTAACGTATCCTTCGCCGGGAAGTTTGAAGGCCGTGCTCGCGGTGGGTGGGTTGTCAAAACTGACACCCGAGCAGCTGAAGACGATTACCATGAAACACGTGAAAGCGGGTGCGCTTGCTGATGGCATTCCGGAGACGTCGATCAAATGGCTCCTCAAGGATGGCATGATCACCAAAGTAGGTGAGTCGTCCGCCAAGACAGGGAAGGGGAAGAAATAATGGCCGCAGGAAAGTTCGGACCGTCGAGCGGGATTATGTTAATTGATGGTTACAATGTCCTGTCTAATAAAGTCACGGCACTTACTGAAAAAAATACTTCGGCCATGTCGGACGGGACGGGACTCGGGGACAGTGCCTATGAGACTTTCCCCGTCGGCATCACGACTAGCGAAGTGACACAAGAGGGAGGCTACTTCGACACGACCGCGCTGTACTCGCATGCCGCGTTTTCGGGCAGTATACCGACGTCTCCACAATCCACAGCGCGGGTGATGTGTCTTGGGTTTGCGGGACAGACAACCGGCTATCCGATGGTCGGGTATGAAGGGACATTTTCTGACAGCTATGAAGTCGTGGCGTCTCTCGGAGACTTACAGAAAGCCAACGTCACATACGCCATCACCGGCAAACGCAGCGCCGGCCTCATCTTGCAACCGTTAGCGGCTAAAACCGCCGATTGGAATACACAAAGCAGCTCGGTTGATAACTCGGCATCGTCAGCGAACGGCGGTGAGGGGTTCATACAGTGCACAGCAGCCACAGGATTCTCGGCGTTTGTCGGAACGATTCAACACTCGGCTGATAACATCTCGTTCGCTTCGTTGATAGATTTTAGTGACAACGTCACCGCACCTTTCGCAGAACGAAAGACAGTATCTTCAACCGTCAATCGCTACCTGGCATTCTCAGGAAATGTGACGGGGACAGGCTCGATCACAGTGTTCGCCGCGTTCGCTCGTGGTTGATAATTAGGAAAAAAAGGAGAAAAAAATGGCAGGAAAATACGGCCCAGCGAGTGTGACCGTTACGTTGGAGGATAGTCCTGGAGGCACCGCCAGGGCCTTAACTAATTTCATTTTGGAGGGTGTCTCAATTAAACCCGTGGCGGAGCTTATGAACACGACCGCGTTGGGGGATTCAGCGACCGAACAAACACCGACAGGTCTGACCACGATTGATAATATTACGCTCACAACCCTATGGGATACGTCAACAAATGCTACGCATTCCGTCCTCGGGACTATCGACGATTCACCCCAAGACGATGGCCGTGAGTTGATCGTGATTTTTGGGGACTCGAAAACTTTCACTTGTGACGTTCGACTGGTCAGTTCAGAGGTCCGCGCCCAAATGGGCAGCATACAAACTCTTGTCGCGGAATTAGTACCGACAGGCGCGGGCGTTTGGTCATAAGTTAACACAAGGAGAATGAACGATGGGACTCGTACTCGGACACACCAAGACGGTTGAGTTACCGGAACCGGATGACGGCCAAAGTGTCGTCATTCGGAAATTATCACACCGGAAGATGCAAGCAGCCGCGTCGACGCAACAAGAAAAAGGTATCGGCTTTATGAAGTCATTAGGTGCGGAACTGATGACCGCCCTACGCGATGCCGATGCTGATAAACTCCAAAAGCTGGAGGCCGTACAAGCCGCAACCTTATCAAACTATGATCGCGACACGCTTCTGGAAAAAGGGATTGTCTCGTGGTCATTTGAACCAGCCCTTGACGACAGCAACCGCTCCGAGGTAATCGGAGAACTTGACGAACCAACCGCACAATTTATTGCCGAGGCGGTCTTTGATTATTCTCGTCCACCGAGTGAGTCAGAAGCAAAAAAAAAGCGCAAGCGTTCATCGACTACCTAACCGAGCCAGGAGGCGAACCGCCGTATGCGTGGATACTGTCACGAGTCTGTGAGGAATTCCATTGTCTGCCGCATGCAGCCGAGCAGGCACTGGCCGAGGATATGAACGGCATGCTGTTCCAAATTTTTAATCTTCGATCACTGGCGGATGCCAAACAACGGATCGACCATGCGCCGAAAGGTGAAGTACCTACCGATGCAGCGGCGCAGAGATTTCTCCGCTTACAGATGGAAGCCGTCGGCGAGGAGTTAGGGATCTCCACCTCATGATTAACGTGGGCGTTCTTCAAGCCGTGTTGAAGTTACGCGACCAGATGACGCCTGCACTACGCAAGGCTCAGGCCTCTCTGAAAACAACTGGCGCACGGATGACGGCATTCGGTTCGTCGATGATGTCGGCTGGCAGTGCTATGACGATGGGTCTAACGTTACCTATTGTTGGCTTAGGCGCAGCAGCGGCCACTACGTTTGCCACTTTTGAAAAAGGTATGAACCGCGTCAAGGCGGTGACAGGCGCTACGGTTCCAGAATTTGCCGCGCTCACTGATCAAGCGAAAGACCTAGGCGCGACCACCAAATTTACGGCGAACGAAGCGGCAGATGCGATGGGGTTTCTCGGGATGGCAGGATTTAAAACTGCCGAGATTCTCGGAGCCATGCCGAATGTCTTAGAGCTGGCGGCTGCTGCAATGTTAGATGTCGGGCAAGCCGCAGACATTACGTCGAACATTCTCACCGGCTACGGACAAACTACCGACGACCTTGCCCATACGAACAACGTTCTCGTGAAGGCATTCACGTCAGCGAATACCGATCTCACGCAGTTGGGTCAAGCCTTCAAG